AACGCCTTATTGCCAGCGTTAATAATAAACTTTATGAATTAAGTTCTACTCATACTGGCGGTGGCGCTCTACCATCAGACCACTATACCCATCCACAGAGTGACTGGATTTGGACTACTATCTCAGAAGGTCCTAATGCTATCTATGTAGGTGGCTATAGCCGTAAGAACTCATCTATCTATAAGATTACTTTAGATTTGGCTAATGCTAATGCTCTTGGCTTCCCAGAACTTAGCGTTCCTTCGGTAGTTATAGACCTACCTGAAGGTGAAATCATCAATACCTTTGATACCTACCTTGGTGCCTACGCGGTACTATGCACTAACAAAGGTGTTCGAGTAGGAGTTCTAGGTAATGAAGGAGATGTCTCCTATGGACCGCTACTATTTGAAACAGAGTGTACTGATGTGTCCTTTAGAGACAAGTTTGCTTATGTATCTACCAAGCAGGGAAGCGAATCAGGTTTAGTTCGTATTGATTTATCACAGCCAGTAGTTCCTAACAGCCTTGCCTTTGCCTATGCTTGGGATGTATGCGCCTCTGGCGAGACTACTACCAGTAACTCAGTAGCCTTTCTTGGTGGCACAGATCGTGTGGCTTTCTGTGTTCCAGGTGATGGTGTATGGGTTGAATCATACGGAGTTAAGGTTGCATCTGGTTATCTAAAGACTGGCTTTATCCGCTATAACACTCTTGAAGGTAAGCTATTCAAACTACTTACCCCGCGTATTGATACCACTAATGGTAGCTTGAGTATCTCATCTATCGGCTATGACTATACCGAATATGCAATCGGTTCTTTTGCTGAAGAGTCTACTGTTTCTGAAATCGGTATTCCTTATCCGCAAGGACCTCAAGAATACTTAGCCTTCAAGTTTACACTTAGCCGTGATGTCAATGACAGCACTCTTGGACCACTATTTACTGGCTACCAGTTGAAGTCTCTACCTTCAGTACCTCGTCAAAGACTAATTCAATATCCATTATTCTGTTATGACCACGAGAGCGATAAGTTCGGAGTGGAAGTAGGCTATGAAGGTTCTGCTTGGGACCGTATGCAACAACTCGAAGCAGTAGAAAACGTAGGCGATACCATCCGAGTAGAGGACTTCCGCACAGGAGAATCCTTTATTGGCCTGATAGAAGAGATGGACTTTATCAACCGTACACCGCAAGACAAAAGGTTCACAGGCTTTGGCGGAACCTTACTTGTCACTATTAGATCCGTATAGGAGCCTGCAATGACCCCTACTGAATGGGCAATTCTTGTTGCCACAATTCTTGGAATAGCATCAACTTTATTTATGGGACTGCGTTGGATAGTCCATTCATTTCTTTATGAACTTAGACCTAATGGTGGCTCCAGCATCAAAGACACAGTGGCTCGACTAGAGACACGCGTTGACGAAATCTACAAGATTCTGGCAGAAAGAGGATGACAAGTGAAACCTGTTGCAAAGAGTGCAACACCTGCAGCAAGTGCCGTTCTAAGACAGGCAACTGCGCTTGCTCCAAAGCGCAAGAAGGTATCGGATGGACTCCTGCCAAGCAAGGCTCACATCAAGGCAAATCCTAACTCTGACCATAACACAGGTCACGCAGTAGATTTGACCCACGATCCACATAACGGAATTGATTGCAGCAAAATCTATGAGAAACTCAAGGAAGATAAGCGAGTCTCATACCTGATATTTAGTGGGCGCATCTGGTCTAAGGAACACGGTGACCGCGCTTACGAAGGACCAAATAAACACGTAAGTCATCTGCACATTTCAATCAGGCAAGAGCACGATAAGGACACCAGTCCTTGGTTTCCCTGGTTGGAAAAGGCTAAGAGGACTCCGAAGGATGCCCTTACTGTGGCAAAGTCGAAGACCTCTAAACCTAAGAAGAAGACAGCCAAGGCTGCTACTAAGAATCAATCTCTTAGGAAGAAGTCCTTGTTTGTGTCCTTATTCAAGAGAGGAAAGTAATGAAGAAACTAGCAAAGAAAATCAAGAGCAAAGAGTTTAAGGCTGCTTTCAAGTCTTATCTCCGTGCTGTCCTTGCATCAGCAGCGACTATGGGAATTGCCTTGGCAACAGACCTAGCTCCTGAGTATGCAATCCTTATCGGTGGTCTTACTGCCCCTATAGTCAAGTGGGCTGATAAGACTGAAGCAGACTTCGGAAGAAAGTACGACGCTGTAAAGTAGATAGTTTGTAGCAAGCGCGAGGCAAAAGGCCCTCATCCCTAACGGGGTGGGGGCTTCTTTTTTTATGCCTAAAAACTATTCTCGCTGTTATCAACAGGACAAGGGATACGAACTAGGTTACCGCAGTTAACACAGGTAGCATCAAGAAAGTACCAAGATATCTCATAGTCTTGGAACTGAGCCATAATGTTAAACATAGTACAGCCACAGCTACAGACGTGAGTAGGTCCAAGGGACCTGAGATCTGCTGCTTTGATAGGTGGTAATCTAAGCAGCCGAAGTAGACGGAACAACACTCAGTTCACGGCTCCTTCCTGATGTCAGTCGCCTCTCGCCGCCCCTAGGCGGCTCGGAACGCTGTTACTATTTATTCGCTCCGCTCATAGTTTAATGACAAGGTGTGTCGTTACTGGTACGACACGCCGAGTGAAGGTATATTTCTCTGCTATGACGACACTGGTAGGAATTCAGATTGAAGATATGGTGATACTGGCTGCTGATAGCCAGATTACTGAAGATAATTTACGGACTATAAGTAGTACCACACCTAAGATTATTAACGTTGGTAGATACTTGATAGGACTGGTAGGAGATTCCAGGCCTGCTGATATCTTGGCTTACAACTGGAGCCCGCCACCTTACAAGGGAGCTGATCCCGTGCAGTGGATGGGTAAGAAAGTTATGCCTTCAATCCTGAAGGCTTTCAAAGAGAATGGATACGACCCGTATGAAGCAACCAAAGATAAAGAAACAGGGTTCGACTACCTTGTCGCGTTTGATGGCAACCTATTCCATATTGCAACTGACCTCTCGTTCATCCAGTCCGACAAAGGTATTTACGGCTTGGGTAGTGGTGGCGCTTATGCTCTCGGCTATCTCTATGGTCGCGTTAATCGTCTTACGCTAGGTAATGTTGACCAACACGCCGAACGCGCTGTTCAAATAGCCAGCATCCTTGACATCAATACCTGTCCTCCGATTCAATTAGTCTCTCAAGGAAGGATAATAACGTGATACGAGACTATTCAATTCATTTCAGTTTTGGTAGTTTGAATAACTGGGGCTTTGGTATTGATTACTTTCACGACTATGACACTATGCCATACAGGTTAATTGCTAGAATGTTAGTAATAAATCTGATAGTATTCCGCTTCACAATAACTAGGTGGGAAAAGCATAAATGGATATAAAAGATTTATTAGTTAAGGCTCTCTACGAGAAAGAGAACAGTAGAGGTAGGTCGCTCCAGACACAGATAGGTCCATCAGAGTTAGGTGGCTGTCGGCGTAAGGTCTGGTATAAATTAAACGGACAAGAGAAGACCAATGGCGGAGAGCTAAAGCTCGCAGCTATTATGGGTACTGCTATCCATAACTCTATAGAGAATGCTTTATCTAATAACAAAGAAGTTTTGCTAGAGCAAACAGTAGAACATAACGGAATGAAAGCTCACGTAGATCTCTACATTCCTGGGACAGGCGATGTAGTGGATTGGAAGACAGTGAAGTTGAAGAACCTCACTTACTTTCCAAGTCAGCAGCAACGCTGGCAAATACAAACTTACGGATACCTGATAGAACAAAGTGGCTTGGGGAAGGTTACTAATGTTCATCTGGTAGCAATACCGCGAGATGGTGACGAGCGCGATGTCAAGGTCCATACGGAGAAGTATGACCCTGCTGTTGCGCTCGAAGCCCTCTCTTGGTTAGAGGCTATTAAGACCAGTGAGGTTGCTCCTGAACCTGAAAAGGATGAGAGCTACTGCAAGTTCTATTGTAAATACTTTGACGCATCTGGTGAGATTGGATGCGTTGGTCTAAAAAAAGAACGTACAAAGACTGAACTACCACTCATTGATAATGATGAGGCAAGTAATCAGGCTTTGGAATATCTACAGATAGATAACAAGATAAAAGAATTAACAACTCAGAAGGATGCAATCAAGGAAGCACTGACTGGTGTTGTTGGGGTTACAGCTACAGGTGTTGAAGTTAGATGGACAGAGGTAGCTGGACCTAAGCAAGTAGATAAAGAAAAAGTCCAAGAGATCCTTGGATTCGTACCAACTCTAAAAGGCAAGGATAGTCTGCGCCTTTCAATTAAACATAATGGAGGTAAGTAAAGTGGCTGCACCAGAATCAACAAAGTTCCAAGTCAATTTTAAGACACCAGATGGAACTCTCATTAACCTTTATGCTACAAGCAAGGAGGAATTGGAAGGGTTGCTAACAGCAGCTTCTGACTTTTCTGCCCTTATTACAAGCACAAGTCAAGCGTATGGAAGCGCTGCACCTGCTGCTCCCGTTTACGCTAGTGCACCAGCAGTAGCATCAGCACCAGTATCTGCTGGCGGAGAAGAAACTATCAACGATAAGTACGGCAACATCTGGGTATACAACCACCCAAGTGCACCAGAGTGCTCTCGTGGAAAGATGGTTCTAAAGCACGGCAAGGCACAAGCAACTGGCAAGCCATACAAGGGTTGGTTTGATCCTGCTACTGGTCCTAAGTGGACTGGTGCTAAAGTTCCAAAGGACCAACAAGCGGCAACGATTTGGGCGTAACACAATGCGAGAGCCGCGTGAATACGAGGCTCCGCTATGTGCACAAGTCGGAGGAGACCATTGGTTCCCAGAGGTTACTGGAACAGACAGTAGTTCTCGTTACCATACAAGTTTTGCAAAAACTATCTGTGGAAGATGTGTCCATAAATCCGAATGCGCTGAATGGGGTATACAGAACGAAAGATTTGGTATCTGGGGTGGCCTCACAGGGGCTGACCTAAAAGAAGCTAGAAGAAAAAGAAATGTAATACTGCCAAGGGAGGGGCATAATGCTTAGACTAGATAGAGCTTGGAAGTCTTCTCGTACTACAGCACAACCCCTGCCTACAGTATGGAAAGATCTAGAGAAGAAAGATATAAAGTTTAGACGAGGCCAAGTATGTATGGTCGCTGCTGCGCCCAATGCTGGTAAGTCTATGTTCGCTCTGGTCTATACCATTCAGGCAAAGGTTCCTACTTTATTCTTCTCAGCAGATACTGATACCGCTACAGTAATGATGCGAGCATCTGCACATACAGCAGGTCATACTCAGCAGACAGTTGAGAAAATGATTACTGAGAATCCTCGTTACTATGATAAGTACTTGGAGAGTATGTCGCATATACAATGGGTCTTTGACTCCAGTCCTAATCTTGATGATATAGAAATGGAAATCAAAGCCTACATAGAACTATATGGGTTGGCTCCAGAGCTAATCGTAATAGATAACTTAATGAATGTTGTTGCTGAATCTGATAATGAATGGGCAGGACTGCGCCAGATTATGGTTGAGTTGCACGATATGTCTAGGAAGACTGAAGCCTGTGTGTTAGTACTGCATCACGTATCAGAACAGAGTGAGTATGGTAATCCAACTGAACCTTCAGCTCGCCGTGCTATTCACGGAAAGGTAAGTCAGCTACCTGCGATGATACTTACTCTTGGCTATAGCCCAATAGAAAATACTTTAAGAGTTGCACCAGTAAAGAATCGTTTTGGAAAGCATCAAGCAGATGGTAAGGATTATGTAGGGCTCTTTGTGAACTTTGCTACCTGCCAGATATCTGACTCTGATTCTTATGGTAGATCTGTTCTTCGTTCTAATGTAGGTGGCTATGTCTAGTTACAATAAGGCTAAGGGTTCTAAGTTTGAGACAGATGTGATGAAGTATCTACGCAAACTAGGCCACTTTGCTGAAAGACTTGCTAAGGCAGGAGCCAATGACGAGGGTGATATTGTCACCATAATCGCAGGTCAGACCTATATTCTGGAATGTAAGAATAGAAAGTCATTAGATCTTCCTCAGTTCTGGGCGGAAGCTCAGGTTGAGGCAGCCAACTATGCGAAGGCGCGGGGTCTTGTGGTTGAGCCTCCCGCCTTCGTTATAGTTAAGAGGCGTAGAG